GGCTTGCGTGTATCCCCAAAGACCCGAACCGGTTTGGGCAAGGCCAAGCCGAAATCCGACGAAATTGGTTTAAGCCGGCCGCGATTGGAAACGGTTATGCCGGCCAAGTTTGTGTCGAGCGGTTCTGAGGTTGCCGCATGGGCTAAAACGCATTTAGGTGTAACGCTTATGCCGTGGCAATTGCACGTGGTCCGGGCAATGTTAGGGCACCGTAAAGGTACGTGGCTAAATCGGATTGGTTTAGTGTCGGTGGCCCGTCAAAACGGTAAAACGATTTTGTTACGTGCCATTTTGGGTTGGTACATAACGGTGTATGCCCCAAAACAAAATCGGCCGCTACTTGTCATTACTACGGCACACAAATTGGATTTGGCGGTTGCCCTATTTCAAGACGTTGCCCCGCTACTTAAAGAAAAGTTCGGGGCCACCGTTAAATACGCGTATGGCCGTAACCAATTGGTGTTAGGGAATTGCACTTGGGTAGTTCGAGCGGCTACCCCGGCCGCCGGCCACGGCCTTAGCGCCGATTTGTTGCTAGTAGACGAAGTTTGGGGCGTGTCGCAAGAAGCCTTAGACATAGGTTTACTGCCTACGCAACGCGCTAAACCAAACCCGCTATGCGTAATGTTTAGTACGGCCGGCACCGAGGATAGCCACGCCATGTTGCGGTGGCGCGAACAGGGCCTACGGGCAATAGACACAAACCTAGACGCGGGAATTTATCTAGCCGAATACAGCCCGCCGCCGCACGTAGACCCCATGACAATTGAAGCATGGCGCTACGCCAACCCCGCATTAGGGCACACCATTACCGAAGCAACGTTGCACGTTGAGGCCGCCGCACCAAACCGGGCGGCCTTTTTGCGTTCATCAGTAAACCTATGGGTGCAATCCGATACCGGTTGGATACAACCCGGCGTATGGGCCAACAATGCGATAGCCGGAAAACCCGCACCCGGCGGCGTGCTAGCCGTCGAGGTGTCACTAGATGACGGCCGGTATTGCGCGGTACGCGTCAACAAATCCGAACCGGGCACCGTCATAGCCACCGTTGAATTTGTCGTAGACACCATGGCCGAAGCATGGCGGCGCATTGAAGCCGCAGCCGTTGACACCAAATTGGTTATTGCAGTAACCCCAACCCTAGATTTGCATTGCCCGCTAGCCCTACAACGCCGCCGAGTTATTTGGGGCTACCAAGAAGTAACCCGCTACACCGCCGCGGTACGCCAAATGATTATCGAGGGCAAATTGCAACACACGGGCGAAACCATGTTGGCCGAACACGTCGGGCGGGCAGTAGCCGGCCGTACACACGGCACAATTTCGCTATCGTCGCAACGTTCACCCGGGCCAATTGAACTAGCCCGGTGCCTAGTCGCAGCGTGCGGCCTAGTAATCCACGGTAAACAAACCATAGGCCGACCCGCATTTGTCACCGTGCCCGCCTACGTGGCTAGTTAGTCTTAGGCCATGGCATTGTTTAGCAAAAAAGAAAACGCACTACCAAAAGCGGCGATAGGTGCAGCACGTTACGGCAACGGCGGCACACTTGGCGCGGGCATGATAGACAAATTTACGTTTTACACCGCAAGCCCAAGCGTCGAGGCCGCGTTATCCATACCAACAATTAGCCGGGCACGCGATTTGATTTGCAGCATGATTGGTTGCCTAACTATTAAGCAATACACCACACAATTTAACGGCGAATACATGGAACGTATCTATTTGCCGCCCGACACGTGGTACACGCAACCCGACCCCAACGTAACCCGCAACTTTATTTTATCTAACACCGCTAGCGACCTTTTGATGTTCGGTCGGGCGTTTTGGATAATTACTGAACGCCTAGGTAACGGATTTCCAAGCGCCTACACATGGCTACCGGCCCAAAATGTTTACACGCTTGACCAAACCGGGCCACAATGGTTCGGGCCGTCAGACCAAATTACTTTTCAGGGTGCGCCAATTGCCACAAAAGACGTAGTGCAATTCCTAAGCCCTAACGGCGGCCTAATTTACCAAGGCCAAACCGCAATTACGACCACGTTACGGTTGCAACGCGCCGCCGAACGGTTCGCAACCAACGAAATTCCAAGCGGCTACTTAAAACAAACAGGTGGCGAACCCATGACGGCGCAAGACCTAGCAGACATGGCCGCCGCATTTGCAGCCGCCCGCCAACAATCCACCGTCGCAGCCTTAAACGAATACGTGGACTACAAAGAAACAAGCCACAAACCCGACGATTTACAATTAGTGCAATCACGCGAATTTATGGCCCTAGAAATGGCACGCCTAGCAAACATACCGCCGTATCTTGTGGGCGTATCAGTACCGGGCTACACATACCAAAATGCCGATAGCGCCCGCCAAGATTTGTACCAATTTGGTGCCAAACCGCTAATTGAGTGCATAGAACAGACGTTAAGCATGAACAGCATTATCCCGCGCGGCCGCTACATAGAACTAGACGTGCGCGGCTACCTAGCCGAAAACGGCATGGGCAACTACGCCACCGAAAGCGACGCAGAAACGGCCGGGGGTGACGCAACCAACGTCGCGGAAGCGTTGCCCCCGGTTACTAACCGCCGCGTGGTAAAGTAAAAACATGATTAGGTTTACAGCAAGCCCCGTAACAATAAGTGCCGCCGACGGTGACGGCCGCCGCGAAATCATGGGCGTAGCCGCACCGTACAACGTCGAAGCCGTAGTAGCCGACGGAACCACCGTAAAGTTTTTGCCCGGTTCGCTACCACTAGACGGCGCGGCACCAAAACTAATTATGAACCACGATTTAACTAACGCCATTGGCGTAGTTACCGAACGTGCCGAGGATGAAAACGGCGTGTATTTTGTGGCCCGTATCAGTAAAACAGCCGCCGGCAATGACGCATTAGAACTAGCAAAAGACGGTGTATTAGACGCGGTAAGCGTCGGTGCCGAACCAATCGAAGCAGAATTTGACGATAACGGCGTATTGGTTGTTGCATTAGCCCGGTGGTTAGAACTATCGTTAGTACCACTAGGCGCATTTCCACAAGCAAAAATTACCCAAGTAGCCGCAAGTAAAAAGGAAAAAGAAACCATGAGCGAAAACACCACACCCGAAGTAGCCGTAGAAGTACCGGCCGCCGCACCAAGCGCACCCGTCTGGGCCGCCGCAAAAGTTGAACGGCAATTTAATTTGCCAACACCCGGCGAATACATGGCCGCAATGCACATTGGTGGCGAAGCATGGCGCAACGTAAACGCCGCATACAAACAGCACCAAGCAAAAAACCAAACCGCAATCCAAGCCGCATTGGCCCAAGATTTGACCACCGACACTAGTGGATTGTTGCCCACGCCCGTTTTGGGACCGGTTTTTGAGGACCTAAATTTCGTTAGACCCGTTGTATCCGCGTTTGGTACGCGTGCAATGCCAAATGGAAATGGCAAAGCGTTTATCCGCCCAACCATTACCCAACACACGTCTGCCGCCGCACAAACTGAGGGCGCGGCCGTGTCAAGCACCAAAATGACAATTGCAAGCAACAGCGTGACCCGTACAACGGTTGCCGGTGGCGTGTTTATCTCGCAACAGGACATTGATTTTACCGACCCGTCGGCATTGGAAAGCATTTTGCGCGATTTGGCCGGGCAATACATGATTAAAACAGATGACATTGCGGCAGACGCATTGGTAGCCGGTGCTACCGCGTCGGGTTCGACGTGGACATTTAACAGCACCAACCCGGCAAGCCTTATCGCTGCGTTGTACGACGCGGCCCGCGAAATCCAAGAAGATACCAATTTTGTGCCAACACACATTTTTGCTAGCCCGAACGTATGGGAATTGTTGGGTAAACAATTAGACGCAGACGGGCGCCCGGTATTCGGTTATGCACAGGGCGGTTCAATTATTGGCACTAACGCGTTAGGCCGAACTGACGGATTGTCGTACCTTGGTACCAACGTAATGGGCCTTAATTTTGTGGTGGATAACAATTTTGCTACCAACACGTTGCTAGTAGTTCGCGCCCAAGGGTTCGAGTGCTACGAAAACGTGCGCGGCATTATGACAAAAGAAGACCCCGAATTGTTGGGCCGCAACTTTACCTACTACGGCTACTTTGCTAATTTTGTGGCCGACGCAACAATGATTCAATCCATTATCGTTAGCCCATAGCAAGTAGGGCCAATGGCCACCTACACAATCGTAAGTAAACAAATAAACGCCAACTACGGCGTAGTGCAGACCCTTACCAACAATGAGATAGTGACGGGGCAATCGTTTACGATAAGCGGCCTAAGCGGGTTTAACGGAACGTACGTAGCCGTGCAATGCCCCCAATACTTGTTTACGGGCACGGACACCGCCGGGGATTTGCTATTTGATACTGCCGCACTACTGCCAAACCAAATACTATTTGCGTTAACGGCAAGCGACATAGAACGCACTACGGCCACGGGAACAATTACCTACACGATTACCCCAACATGGATTACTAAGGCCGACGTTGAGGATTGGTTAGGTTTTACGGTTACGGTGCCGTCGAGTGATGACGATTTGCTAACCATTTGTGTAGCGGCCGCCAATGCCTACGCATACCGCAAGCGGGCCGAAGCCGGCTATTTTGACAGTTCGCCAAGCACCGTGCCAAGCCAAGACGTGCGCCTAGGCACAATTATGTATGCCGGGGCGTTGTACCGCGAGCGCGGAAGCATAGACCAATTCGCTAGTTTTGACCCGCTAGCAACCGGCACCGTAACCGGTGGCAGTATGGGCCAAATTATGCGCCTACTAGGTGTCAATAGGCCGGCAATTGCCTAATGGCCGCCACCGTCAACGCGTTCAATTTGGGCTACGACAACGTAGTAGACAAACTACAAACCATTACCGGGCTACGCGTATTTGATGACCCGCGCAACCTAAACCCGCCGTGCGCGTTCGTTGAGGCCCCGTTTATTCGCATGAACAGCAACCTTGTATTTGACATGACATTAACCGTAAAAATCATTGGTACAGGCCCGGGCGATTACAAATGCCTACAAAAACTATTGGAATTAGCCGACCTAGTACGCCGCGCCCAAATCGGGCTAACAGACGTGCGGCCAGTAGTAACCACAATTGGCGGCCAAGATTATGCAAGTTACGAACTAACCATAGGTGCTAAAATAGGGCCATGAATAAATACGTCGTAACACACGCATTTGCCGACAAACACGTAGGCGATTTAATAGGCGGTGACGATTTAGCCCTAGACGATTTCTATTATTTGCTACACCTAGGTGCAATTAAACCGCAAGATGACGTGCAACCAACCCCAAAACGTGCTAAAAAAGACCTAACGAAAGAGGCCTAACCATGGCAATGCCACAGACAATTTATTACAGCGCCCCCGAAGTAAAAATCGGCCCGGCCTTAGCCACGGCCGTAGACCTATCCGAATTTGCCAAAAGTGCGGTGCTAGTGCGTCAGGCCGACGCGCTTGAAAGTAGCAGCATGGCAAGCCGCGACAGGTTTTACCAACCGGGCATGAATACAAATTCGTTTACCGTAACGTTTAACCAATCGTACGAAACCGCCGAAGTGTACGCCACAATTTCGGGCCTAGTTGGCACACAGTGTTACGTCGAGTGCACACCGGTAGACGGAACCGTAGTTAGCGCCACCAACCCTAAATTTAGTTTGACAAACACTTACCTAGAAAGCATGGAAGTGTTGGCCGCAAACCTTGGCGAATTGGGCGAAGTGCAATTGACGTTTACTGGTGGCACCTACGCCGCCGCAACGTCATAACCCGTTAAAAAGAAAGTAGCGCGACGTGATTATTCAATGGCAAATCCCTATTAACGGTGCAACCGTAGAACTAGAAACGCGGTTTATTGACGTACTTAATTGGGAACGGCACACCAAACGGTCTATGCAACAATTGGGCAGCGACCTACGCGCCACCGACATGGTGGTACTTACTTGGTATGCATTGCAACGCACTAAACACCCGCAAGCCAACTTGTCGCTAGCCGACTATGAAGCCGCGTTAGACGGGCCGCCAACACCCGTAGATAGCGGCCCCGTAAACCCTACGGTGGCGGCTACCGCCGCCGACTAGCCGAAATAGTGGTGGCAACCGGGTGGTGGCCGCCTAACGTCGAATTTGATGAATACGATTTGGCTACGGTTATTAACGTGATTAACGAACAGGGCCGGCAACAGGAACGCGCTAACCGTGGCCGTTGACATTTCGGTAGGCGTAGTAGGGCTAAAAGAAAGCCTTAAACAGTTAAACAAAATTTCGCCTACGTTGCGCCGCCAAATAACCAAGGATTACGTACAGATTATGCAACCCGTTGTAGACACGGTGCAAAAGATAATTCCGACCATACCGCCCGTTAGCGGTATGTCTAAGGGTTGGAAAACGTTGAGCGGTTTAGAAATGTTGCCGGCTAGCGGTTGGAACGGCAACAAAGCCCAAAAATTGTTGAAGCCTAAAATAAACACGCGCAAGATTAAAGAATTTAGGGGCAACGTTGAAAACGTCGGCACATTTGGGTTAGTGCTTAAAGGTTACGTAAACACGGTCGTAGACATGGCCGGGCGGCAATCGTCGGGTAATCGTGACGTGTTTAGCCGCTTAGGTTCGCACGGTCGGCGCGTAGGTACGGTTGGCGGCCCGCTACTTATTGCCATGTTGCAATCCCGCTATGGCGGTGCGTCGAGGGCCGTATGGGCCGGCTACGAACGCAGCAAGACCGAATTAGACCACGAAATGCAACTATTGGTTGAACGCGTTATGGATTTAGTTAACACCGAAATGGCAAAGTGAAGTAGCGTAAAGGGTTAACCATGGCCGTATCCCTACCAATTGTCAGCGAATTTGACGGCAAGGGCATTAGTAAAGCCATTGCCGAATTTAAGCAATTGGAAACCACCGGCGAAAAAGCCCAATTTGCATTAAAGAAAGCCGCAATCCCGGCTACTGCCGCATTGGCAGGTTTAGCCGCCGGGTTAGGTTCGGCCGCAAAAGCGGCAATGGAAGACGCAGCCGCGCAAGACCAATTAGCGGGCGTACTTAAACGTTCGGGCATGGCAACAGATGACCAAATAGCAATAAATGAAAAATTGCTATCCGTTATGTCGCGTTCGGCCGCCGTTGCAGATGACGATTTAAGGCCGGCCCTAGCCACGTTGGTGCAATCCACAGGTTCGTTGGAATACAGTCAAGAACTATTAACGGCCGCGCTTGACATAAGCGCAAGCACCGGCAAAGACCTAACTACCGTCACTGACGCATTAAGCAAGGCGTACAACGGCAACATGAAAGGCCTTAAAGCGCTTGACGCGTCACTAATACCGCTAATAGCAGACGGACAAAGTTTTGATGACGTAATGATTACATTGGCGGCCACTACGGGCGGTGCAGCGTCAGACGCAGCCAATACGGCCGCCGGCCAAATGAAAAATTTTGGTATCCAAATGGGCGAAGCAAAAGAAGCAATCGGGGCTGCATTGTTACCGGCCGTAGAAAAATTGTTAGGCCTACTTATGCCGTTAGCAACAATGGCGCAAGAAAACACCACACTATTTCTTATTTTTGCGGGCGTTATTGGTGGCGTATCTGCCGCAATTTTGGCAGTTAATTTGGCGTTAAAAGTGCAGGCCGCCTACACAAAAATAGCCGCCGCCGCCCAATTTTTGTTTAACGCGGCTATGGCCGCTAACCCGGTGACGTTGGTAGTTATTGCAATTATGGCGTTAGTAGCCGCATTGGTGTTGGCGTACAACAAATCCGAGGCGTTTAGGAACGTAGTAAACGGTTTGTTTGACGCAATAAAAACGGGTGTTACCGCGTCGGTAGATTTTATTAAAGGGTATCTAAACACCGTCCTAGGGTTCTACAAATCTATTTTTAACGGCATAGCGAATTTGTGGAATAGCAGCATAGGCAAATTGTCATTTGAGGTACCTAGTTGGGTACCGGGTTTAGGTGGCAAGGGTTTTAGCGTGCCAAAAATACCGTTACTTGCAGACGGTGGCATAGTTACCGGGCCAACATTAGCCATGCTTGGGGAACGCGGCCCCGAAGCCGTCATACCGTTAAACCGTGGCGGGGTAGGTGGCAACATAACGGTAAACGTCTACTCGACGTTGGCCGACGCGTCATTACCCGACAAGTTGGTAAACGCGTTACGGGCCTACAACCGACGTAGCGGTGTAATTGACATACGGGTGGCGTAATGCCCGGCGTAGTAGCAAGCGCCGGTGACTACACCGTAGAACTAGACACAGGTTTTTTGCAAGACGCGTTTACGCTTGACAATGCAACTAGCGGCGTACTTAACAATACGCAATACGTATTAGACGGCACTACGGAATTTGCGGACATAACCGGATACGTAGTAGGCGTGAATTACAAACGCGGTAGGTCTACACCGTTTGACCAATTTGGCGCGGGAAGTATGTCATTTACCTTAAATGACACATTGGCAGGTGGCCTACTTAACCCGTTTAACACCAACAGCGTTTACTACGACCCAACAGACAATTTGCCGGGGTTAGCACCTATGCGCCGCGTACGCATTTTTAGGGAAACTACACCATTGTTTGAAGGCGTAGTAGAAACCTACAACTACCAATACGACCTAGACCGCCAAAACTTTATTACCGTAAATTGTGTAGACGATTTCTATTTGTTAGCCAACACGTTCATGGCCGCGTTCAACCCGACGGCCGAAACGTCAGGCCAACGCATTACTACCGTGTTAGCACTACCCGAAGTTGCATACACGGGTGCAACGTCAATAGCAACCGGCACCGTAAACCTAGGACACGCCGCCGCATACGACGTAGCGGCCGGCACCAACGTGTTGGCATACTTGCAACAGATAAATAGCAGCGCCGAATTTGGCCGCCTATTTATGTCGGCTAATGCAACGTTGACATTTCAAGAACGCATAGGCACCACACTTAGTAGCCCGGTAGCCGTGTTTAGCGACCAAGGCACAGATTTTAAATACCGAAACGTAGAAATAGAATTCGACGCACGGCAAGTAGTAAACCGTGCCGTAGTCACCGGGCTAAACGGCACTAGCGACACCGACCAAGACGCAGCAAGCCAAGCCACCTATTTCGTGCAGACCCGCGACATAGGCCAATCGTTACTACACGAAACCGCAGAAATTGAAGCCGCGGCTGCGTACCTATTGGAACCGCAACCGCAACCCCGGCTAACGGCCCTAACCGTTAATTTGGCTATGTTAAGCGACGCGCAACGCGACACGGTAGCCCTAATTGACATTGGCGACACAATAGAAATAACCGTAGACGTACCTAATTTTGGCACAATTACTGAGGAACTAACCGTCGAGGGTATTAACGGTGACATTGCATTAGACGGCGGCCACACGTTGACGTTTTACACCGCCGAAACCACGGTAGTAACACTACTAATTTTAGATGACGCTACGTACGGGGTGCTAGATAGCACCAACGTGTTGGGTTAGGATTACGACATGGGCGCTAATGCACAGACCACCGTACCGACGTTTACCGCGTCACAAATTTTGACAGCAGACCAACAAAATCAAAGCGCCCGAACGGGTGTACCCGTGTTTGCTACTACCGTTACGCGTGACGCGGCATTTGGTGGTGCCGGCGAAAAGACGTTGGCGGAAGGCCAGTTGTGTTATTTGGAAAGCACAAACGTGGTGCAGTATTACGACGGGGCGGCTTGGGCTACTGTTGGGCCTAGCGCGTTGACTACGGCTACGGCTACGGTTGCAACGTCGCAAAGCACAAGCAGCACAACTTACGTTGACCTTGCAACCGCAGGCCCGGCAGTTACGTTGACTACGGGTACACAAGTGTTGGTATTTACTAACACGGAAGTTTCTACCGCGTCAGGCCGATACGTTTTTGCAGATTTTGCAATTAGCGGCGCAACTACTAGGGCAGCAAGCGACGACACTTGCGTAAAAGCAGGCGACGACACTAACGCCGTGCAATTTCGTATTGGTGTTGCCAACCTTATGACGGTTACGGCAGGCAGCAACACGTTTACGATGAAGTACCGAACTAACGCAGGCACAAGCAGTTTTAGTAATCGCAGCATTGTCGTGGTTGCCCTATGACCGTCAACTTAAACGCACTACGGGCCGCAGCCTTAGAACTAGGACACGACGAACCAATCAGTATCGAACCCGACGGCGTAATTTGGCTAGGCGTTGACCAAGACCGCACCTACTTGACAGCCGCCCAACAGCAAGCAGTTGAGGCGCAAGCAGCGCAAACAGCCGCCAACGCAACTGCTGCACGCGACAGCGCACACGCAAAACTAAAAGTGTTAGGGCTAACAGATGACGAAATTAGCGCGCTTCTCGGTTAGCGTCATGTTGCTACTTATGTTGACAGCGTGCGAAACTACACGCAGCAACAGCGGCAAGCCAAGCACGCGGCCAACGTATTGCACACCCGTAGATAGGTGCTAATTATCAAAGACCGTTACACCGCCGAACAATTGCACGCCCGCATGGTCGCAACCGTCGGCG